GTCATTTTGTCAGCGTGATTTTTCGCTATTTCATAGGCAACATAAATGCCAACAATACGCTGTTGCTGAAATCCAAACCAATTTTTAACGCCTGAATTAGCTTCAGCAACAATGTATTTAAGTAAATCTGATGAATTATTTATTTGTGTCATGTCGTATAAAACCCCCTTTCGGGGGTTATTTAAATTAGCTGTTTGTTGACCAACCGTATGAATTACCGCCAACAGGGTGCAATGTAAACATAAATTTGCCCTCTGCTGATGGTGACATATCCCATTGCATACCGCCAACCATTGCGTTGAACGCATAAGCAACTGTGTCTGTACCGTCATAAACAGCAACAACATAAGTACGAACATTAACGCCACCGTATCCGTCATCACGGATTTGCAACATTGCAGGGTCAGCAGGATTCCACGCACAAGTAATATTCATTGATGTTACTTGGTTTTGTGTAGTGATTTTCGCACCTGTTCTAGCACCTGCAACAGAATAAGAAGCAACGGCATCGTCAGCACCAAATGCGGGGATAGCTTCAACGGGTACTGCCATACCTGCTGTACCTGTACCGCCTGCTGATGTACCAACAATATTTGCAACTTGTGCTGTCCATGTTGACAATTGTGCGTCTGTCAATGGTACAGGTGTTACATCGTCTTGCATCCAAAGGGTTGCTGTGTACCCTGCTAATACTTTATCAATTAATGCCATTTTGAATATTCCTCAAAAAAAGATTTAAAAAATTCTGTCTTGTTAAGTTAGAACATCAAGTTGGCAATCAAGTACGATTTGATGCAACTTAATTTCATTGTCATAAGTATTGTATAACCAAAAAACATCAGCCTTGGCTAACCAAAAACCGTTAGTGGCAGGATTGCCAAACATTCCTGAATAGCCATGTAATGATTGTAATATTGTATTGCTTAAATTAAAAGCTGTGTCCATTTGTTTTGAAAAAACATTGATTTGAAATACAGGTCTATCAATGCCTTTATTATTTTGGTCTTGCCCCGTATAAACAGGCTGATGCACATTTCGCAAATTCCATGTCAAAAATGACGGTTCATTTGACCAATTCCTGTTGAAATTAGCATAAACAGGTATAGGGTCAACAATATCAGAAAGCTGAAATTGAATACATTGTGCGTAAACCGATGGATTTTGTTGTGTACTCATACTGTGGTTTCGGGTTCATTTCTGTAACATAACAGCGTTACTTTCATACGGTCATTACTTTCCCGTACATCCGTAATACGCCAATCTTGGTCACGCCATGTAATACTGTATTCGTCTTGGTAATCTGTAATACGCTTAATTGCAGGCGTATAGTTAAAAGTCAGATTTACCAAATCCTGATACACACGGTATCTTTCAGAAATACGCAAACTATTTGCAACATCAGAAACTAATGCCCTTGATGTAAACATTGGTGTGATAGTCGTAGTGTATTCACCAAAACTATCAGTACCATTGGTTACAGAGTTAATTGTGGCGTTTTCATATCTAACAATGCCCATACATTCTCACATGACAAGTGGTTTGTAACTTCTAAGCAATTGTGCAACGCCAAACGGTATTTCGTGCATGACTGCCGTATTGCTATTAGAACGATTGTTATATAAATGTGTTAACAATAACAAACCTGCCTGTTGAATTACAGGGTAATTTGCCAACGGTGAACGGGCTGTTGTGTATTCAACCACAATCGGATTAGCAACCTGTGTGCTAATTTCTGACGGGATTGAATTAACAATAATCTGATTACCTGTTGAATCGTATTGATAACTTGATGAACTCAATGTTTGCAACTGTGATGGAATGTTGCCATCCCAATATTTAACAGAATTAATGGTTACACCAACTTGACCTGTTTGATTTTGCGTTGTTTCAGGCAAATCTAATGTCATAGCCGTACCCGCAACAGCAGGATTGCCATAGAACACACGGTATTGAGTTGGGAATATTGCCATTCCCAAATAATCCTCAATTGCCATGCGTGTTGCAATTTCTAAACCTTGCAGGTATGTATCTTGGCTTTCATCTTCAAACAGGTTTAACTGTTGTGTGATTTGGTCAAGTGTTAGCCATGCAGTTACAAAATCCCTGCCAATCTGTTCAACCTTTTCATAGTTGAACGGATTGCGGTTTTGTGTAAGGTTTGGGGCAATACTTAAATAATCGTTTGCCATTTTTTAACCTTTAATTAAGCAACACCAACTAGGCGTACACCTGCAAATACATCACGAATTGTTGAACACACACGCTTTTCACCGTAGAAAGTAATAAAACCAACTTGTGTTTGTTCAGTCAATTTAATTGACATTTCTTCATGGTCAGCAATAGTAAAGAATCTTTCCCATTCAGCTAAATAAACAGGATATTTACCTGCACCTGCAACATCCATGTATGGGTTAGGGATTACAGGGTGACCAAATACATAAACTACCGCACCACCGTCATCATCACCTGTTTCAACAAAGTTAATCACATTTGATGAACTTGCTTTTAACTTACGCAATGCTTGAATTGTACTTGGGTGCATCATCCATGCTGTACTTGGCTTGTACAAGTATTGGGCAGGTAAAGCACCAAAAAGATTTGCTAAATCATCATAAGAAACTGCTGATGCTGATGCTTGTGCAACCTGCAATACCGTATGAATACCGTTAGTAATTGCTGAACCGCTTGTACCAAATGACGCTGATGATGTAGAACCTGTGTAACTATTTAAACCACGCAAACCTAAAGTCGCACCGTAATTAACAGTTGTTGAACCGCTTTGGTCATTGTTAAACATCATTGACAATGCTTCTTGTTGGCTAAATTCCAACGCTAAATCCATTGCAATTGTTTCTTCTAAATAATTAATATCTGACAATACAGCAGTACGAACAGGTACGCTTGCGTTAATACAGCGTACAGGCAACTGCCAAAATGATGTTGAAATATTTGGTGAACCTGTATTTGCGTTAATTGGATAGCCCCAAGGGTTATCAGAACCGCTTTGAATCAATGTTGCATTACCTGTTTTAACAACAAACGCTTGGTCTGAACCGATTGTGTCAATAACACGGCTAAATTTACGCAATGGATTTGCATAACGCAATGACGCAAAAGCATCATCATAAATAACACGCCCACCAATTCCACTACCTGAACCTGTTAGTGCTGATGCTTCTTTTAAGTTGATGGTTGCTTGCCCATGTTGTAGGGCTTCTTTAATGCCATTTAGGATAACGCTGTTTTTCATTTTTAATTCCTTAAACTGATTGTAAAAAGGTGGGGGTTTTACCCCCCAACCTAATTAAGCACCTGTTGCAGTAGAACGGTAACGAACTAATGCAAATGGGTCAACAACTGATGTTGCCAAACGCTTTTCACCAAAGAATGTGATGAAACCAACTTGTGTTTGGTCATATCTGCGTAGAACCATATTCAAACGGTCAACGATAGCGTGACAGCGTGTCCAATCACCAAAGTACATTGGGTATTGTGATGATGTACCTGCTGAACCGCCTGCTGATGTTGGGTTGTCAAGGTATTTGTTAACTACAACATCAAAACCTAACAATGTACCAACGATACCGTCTGTACGGCTTAAACCGTCAACATAAATTGGTCTGCCTTGGTCATCAGTCAAACCACGGATAGCTTGAAGCATCAATGGGCTAATTAAGAACTTAGCTGTTGGTGTCCAATATTGTTGTGGCAAGCTGTAAATAAAGTTAACTACGTCAGCGTAAGAAACATTATTTGCTGATGCAAAACCGTTTGTTGTGATTTGGTCATAAGTTGCAACATCGTGTAAACCTGATGTAGAACCTGTACCGCTTGAACCAAATGCTGAAGCACTTACTGTACCGCCTGTGTATGTGCTGTTAGCACCACCGTATTGATTCAAACCACGCAAACCGTTAGAACCACCGTAAGGCAATGATGTAGAACCTTGGTCATCGTTTTGAATCATTGATAGTGCTTCAGCTTGGCTGAATTCAACCATCATATCGTCAACCACATTGGCTTCCAAACCGTCAATGTCATCCAATGATGCTGTACGAATTGGGAAAGCACAATTCAAGTCTTGCAATGTCAATTGCCAAATGTTTGTGTTTTCAGTTGTAGCTGAACCGTTGTTTTGGATTGCATAGCCCCATGAAGCACCTGCGTTACCAACTTTTGCACGGAATTGATATGTTGCACCATCAGTAGCAACTGTGCGTGAAACACCACGCAACGGGTTAGCCAAACGCAATGCGTGGAATACAGGGTCATAAGCTGTTCTACCACCGATACCTGCACCGCCACCTGTCAATGCTGACGCTTCTTTCATGTACGCTTCATATTGTGATTCATCAGCAAACACTTTCAATTCTTTTTGAATCTTCATGTCTGACTTAGCGAATTCACGCAATTGTTCACGAACCATCTTGTTTACATCACCACGAACTGTTTTTTCAATTTTGATGATTGATGGTGCTTGAACTTCAGAAAGTTTAGCTTCAATAGCTGACAATTTTTCTTCAACAGAAACAATCTTATCGTCAACCAACTTAGTTACTTCAGCTTTCGCTTCTTCAATTTTAGATACTTGTTGTGCTTCAATCGCATCAACTTTTTCTAGGATTTTTTCTACTGACATAGTAATTCCTTTATTTAAGGCGTTTATCTAATGCTTTTGCTAATTCTCTTAACTCTAGGGCTTTAAGAATTGCATCAGCTTCTTCGGTTACCACCGCAACAGGGTCACCCTGAATTGGTGTTTCTTCAAGTTTCTTAGGTGCATCACGCAACTCTAATACTTTCTTGAAAATACTTGATGCGGTGGTCGCATCTTTTTTAGTAACGCCTGCTTCACGCAATTGTTTTTCTAAAACTCTAGGATTCAATGAACCATCTTCTTCAAAACATGATTCAAGTTTTTGAATGTTTGCATTTGGATTATTTGGGTACATAACTACTGATACCTCACGGAATCCACCTTTAGTGATTTGGAAATAACCATCTTCATACGGGTCATCACTTCCAATAATCATTGGTGTGCCATCTTCTTTAACATATTGATATTCGTCAGCGTATGCACCAACAGAAACACCACCAAACATCATTGGTGATTCTTTTAAAACTTCATATAGGTCTGAACCGCCAACTGTATTCATATACAGTTTGCCTTTTGCAGTCATACCTGTTTCATCAAATGTGAATTCATCCCATTGACCAACGGGCATACCCATGTCATTGTGATTTAAAAACATTGGCAACGGTTTGCCTGATTTGCTGAATTCATCAGCCCATTGTGCAAAACCTTCAGGCTTGTAAAAAAACTTTCTGCCGTCTGCACCCTCTCTAGCACCCCAAGTAGTTGCAACAGCTTCAATTACACCGCTAGGTGTTGCAGATTCGTCTGCCTGTTTTCCCAACTGAACTTGTGCTTCGCAAACTAATGTCAGATTCTTCATTGATTACCCCAATAGAAATGGCTTGATTATCGTCTGTTATCTTGTGGGGCGTAAAACGCTTTTTTGGTAGTTTAACACTAGGGTTCTTTATTTGTGAACCCATAATATCAAATATTTTATCTATAAATGACATTATTTACCAATATTCATTTTACGGGTTTGATTCCCACCACCACCGCCTGTATCTTGTGGGCTTGTGCCTGAAATAGCACCTTGTTTGTCTGATTGTGATTTTGATAACAATTCATTAGCACCGTCAAGTTGTGGCATACCCAAGAATTCACGGGCTTCATTAGGTGTCAATACACCTGCGTTCACACCTGCAACGGCAAAATTCATTTGGTCTAACGGTGAACCTTCTAAGAATTCGGTTGTATCAAATTCAACATAAAGGTTTGGATAGCCCTTAAACAAATGCTGTTTCAGCTTTTGCTTAATGTTAGTAATCATTGGTGACATGGTAGATTTGTAGAATTCATCTAACATTGTCTGTGTGTTGTTGTACTTTTGGTCAGCAATGCCAATCATTGCAGGTGGTACGCCAAACAATCCGCAAATACGCTTCATGGTTTGTACCTTTAATTCTGCTGTTTGGGCATCTTGCAATGTCAACATATCAACAGGTGTATATGTCATGCCTTGGTCTAACAACATACCTTGACCTGCTTTACTTTGGTCAGTTGTACGCCCACCTGTCATGGCGTTCCATGTTTCTTTCAGGCGTTGGGCAACTTCTTTGTATTTAGCATCAGGAATTACCTGTGTTGTGCTAAAAATACCGCTTGGCTTTGCACCATTCTGCATGATGAAGTTAGCGTATAGGTCAATATCTTGGTCTAAACCAACCAATTCAGTTGCCAAAATACCTTTGTTAAAACCTGCTGAACCTTGCCATGCCATTTCTGAAATGTGCATAACTTGATAGCTTGCCAACGGTTCATCTTTACTAAAACCGTATGATGGGGTTGTCAAACGGTATGATGGGTAACGGGTTGGCGTTAATTGTGTTGTGATTAGCGTAGCATCAAGGTTGTACATTTCAATTGGCGTTGCAGTTGAATCTTTTTGGTCTTTACGCCACCAAAGTGTGTATGTTTCACCTGCTAGGTCTTGCCACATTGACCATTGATACCAAAATTCGTAATCGCTTTGGAATTCATTAGGATTGTTAAGCAAATTCAATACTTGCTTGGCTTTTGCCTTATCCCTTGCACCAACATTAGTAGATTGCAACGCATCAACAAATGTACCGTCATCTAACTTGTACATTACACGCTTTGGCAACTGTGCTAATGCACGGGCTTTAACACCCACACACGCCATAACAGTTGAATTGCGTGACAGCGTTGACATATCAACGGTACGCCCTGCGGTTGTAACACTACTTGTTGTTACATAAAGCAGTTGTTGGCTTACTGTTTGTCTGCCTTTATCGCCTTGGTAAACAACATTGTTACCTAGTTGGGTCTGACCAAACAGGGTATTAGATTCGTTATTAACGCCTTGTTTCTTACTGAAAATATCTAAAATACCCATGTTTTCCCCCAAGTTTTTATTATTCTATATCAAAAAGCACGGAAACCAAAACTATTTGATACATAGGGATTATCCAATGCACAATGAAACGCTGTAATCATTGCAATAATGCCGTCAACTTTTGCTGATTTATCTGCTTCATTCTTGCGAATCTTAATGTTTCCGTTCACATCCGTATAAACTTCGCAGTTGCTAAGTTGCCAACCAACAAACGGGTTACCGTCATGTTTGATTGCTTTTTGCAAAATCATCTTTTCAACATACTTGCTTGGGTTGCTTAATACTGCCATGCCTTGCCCAACCTTTTTGACGGGCAACCCTGATTCATACAGGCGTGATACCAAATTGCCTGCGTTATAGGCATCATAGCCAACTTCTTTCAAATCCCATTTTGTGTGTTCAGCAATGATGTAATCATAAATTTCTTTGTCATCCATCACATTGCCCATTGTCAGCTTTAGGATTCCTGAATTTATTGCGTTGCGGAAAATGTCTTGATAATGTTTAGGGATTAAATCAAAACTTTCTTCAGGCAAGAAAAATTGCCAATGTGCTTCAT